CGACGGCCACTGGACGCATGATGATCATGTATGCCAAGCGGATCATCGAAGAAGTGTACGGAAATCGCGAATATGAGACAAAATGTCATGGTCCGGTATTGACCAAGGCCGAATATGTGTATGGCGATAGTGTAACAGGATGTACACCGATCTATCTTCGTATCGATGGCTCTACATTTGATGTTTGCACCATAGATGAATTGGGTGCAAAGTATGGAAATGATAATTGGGTTGTTTGCAAAGAAGATGGTAAACAAGACAAGGAGTTTTGCGAACTCTCTCGTCTCGAATCTTGGACAGAAAATGGATGGACGAAATTATATCGTGTTATAAGACATCAACTCGCTCCTCATAAAAAAATTTTGCGTGTTTTGACACATACTGGAATGGTAGATTGTACTGATGATCATTCTTTACTTAAAAAAGATAAACAGAGTGTCTCTCCGAAAGATGTTTCAATTGGTGATGAACTATTACACCATACATTGAAGCTTGATGATTTCAAACAGGTCGATGTTTATACCGAAGAACAAGCTCGGGTGATGGGATTCTTCTTCGGGGACGGAAGTTGCGGTAAATACAGCTGTAATTCGGGCGTAAAAGCTAGTTGGGCACTGAATAACGCAAACATTGAACTTATCGAAAAATACAAAAATATGTGTATAATTGCCTATCCAGATTTCGAATGGGTAATTATGGATACTTTACAGAGTTCTAATGTCTATAAACTTTCTCCGCGAAAAAATAAATATGGTGAAATTACTCGATTTGTCGAAATGTATAGAAATCTTATGTACTACAAAAATTCAAAAATAATTCCAAATGATATTTTACTGTCAAATGAAAAAATTCGCCAAGCATTTTGGAATGGCATGTATGATGCAGATGGTGATAAAGATTCACACGGATATATCCGCATCGATCAAAAAAATCAAATTAGTGCAGCGAATATTATACTGTTGGCAAATAGTTTGGATTGGTCAACATCCATCAACACTCGTAGTGACAAGGAAAACATTTACAGAATTACAATGACTAAACTGAAGCAAAGAAAAAATCCATGCGCTGTCAAAAAAATGTATGAAATACCTTATGATGGTTATGTGTACGATTTAACAACTGAAAACCATCATTTCGCGGCAGGTATTGGTAATATGATTGTACATAACACGGACTCAGTATTCTTCACCTTCAATTTGGAGGACCCCAAAACGGGCGAGAAGATTCGTGGTAAAAAGGCGCTAGAAGTCACTATCGAAATCGCTCAAGATGCCGCTCACTTATGTACACAGTCATTGAAACCCCCGATGGAACTGGCCTACGAAAAGACCCTGATGCCCTTTGTTCTCCTCTCAAAAAAGAGGTATGTCGGTATGTTGTACGAAACAGACCCCAACAAGGGAAAACTCAAGTACATGGGTCTTTCCTTAAAACGCCGAGATTCGTGTGACTATCTGAAAGATGTTTACGGGGAGATTCTCAACATCCTCATGAAGGAAAATGACATCAAAAAATCCATCGACTTTTTGGACAAGGCCCTGAATGATCTGGTCGAAGGCAATGTGCCGATGGAAAAACTCATGATCACGCGCGCTTTGCGAAGTGACTACAAGAATCCGAACCAAATCGCTCACAAGGTTCTCGCGGACCGCATCGGAAAGCGCGACCAAGGAAACGAACCGAAGCCGGGCGATCGAATGCGGTTTGTTTTCATTCAAAACAACACGCCCCGTGCTCTCTTGGGCGATCGTATCGAAACCCCCGAGTACATTTTGGAAAACAAGATAAACATCGATTATACCTATTACATCACCAACCAGCTCATGAAACCACTACAGCAGCTTTTTGGTCTGGCAGTAGAAAAAATATGGGAATTTCAGAAAAAGCAGGGTGCCATCAAAACCTATCGTAAGGACATGGAAAAGATGGAGAAGGATTTTGGCAGTAATTATGAGGTCTTCATGAAGCGCAAAGAAAAATATTGTTCACTAAAGATCAAGGCACTTCTGTTTGATAAAATTTTGAATAAAATTGCGAATAAGCGCAATAATATTCAAATGATCACCAATTTCTTCAATTAGAAGAATCTTTGGAAACCTGAATGGAGTTAGCCGCGATAAGGGATTTCAAATGTATACATAAGATTGTTAGAAGGATCCATACTGCCGTTAGGTATTTGTTCTAAAATGATGTCACCAATAATTCTTGCAAAATTTTCCATACCAGGAAGGTTTGGATTTATCAAGGGGGATACGCCCTCGCCGGCCGCCGCATTTTCCCTGGAATTCGAACGATTCATATTTTGTTGTTGATTATCTCTCACATTGTACCTGCAGACGGGACATAGATGATTGTTTTGAAACCATCGCATTATATGATTTTTTTTAAAATAATGTCCACACCCGCGTATTTGACAAATTTCTTCACCGGCCGTAAATTCGTCTAAAGAAATAGGACAGGCCAATTCAGTGTGAGTTTCACTACTGTAATTGGTAATCAGGGTTGAATTATTAATCTGTTCTTGGGTCAACGGCACATAACGAGTTTCACTGTCATAATTTGGATGAGTCGGGATATTCAACAGGTAAAATAGTGCAGACAAATCGATATTGTTTGGTCTTCTGCCTGGATTACTCGGTATAGGAAACGGCCTGGTTGTGTTTGTGGTATTATATGCATTGTTGTAATTGCTAGCATTAAGATTCCCCTGAATATACTGTAAAATATTCAAAATAGTAAAAATATTGTGATTATAATCATCAATAATGTAATTATGAAGTCTAATATTATCATTATATGAAACAATCAATTCATGAATAGTGCCTATTAAATTATTATTTAAATTGTTATTTTGTGTTCTAGTAGATTGCGAGGAATAATAAGGATTACCCCCTCTAGGGTTATACGGATTGTAACCCCGATTTCTATTCATGTTATAATAAATATAAAGATTTGTATTTATATTTATTATCTCGAATTGCGTTTTAATGGATTTATCTAAATATAATGACAAAGGATTGACCGGATTAGTAAATTTGGGGAATACCTGTTTTTTGAATTCATGCTTACAGGCTTTGAATCATACTTACGAAATGAACGCAGTATTGGACGAGCTATTTGAGGAAAAGGGTCAAAAAAAAGCGCTGATAAAAAATTCTGTCGATTCGGAAATATTGAAAGAATGGAACGATTTGAGAACGGTCATGTGGAGTCAAAATGGGGTGGTATCCCCAAATAAATTTGTATTCAATGTTCACAAAATTGCCAAACAGAAGAACAAGGAAATTTTCACAGGATGGAGTCAAAACGACATGCCAGAATTTTTACTGTTTATCATTGAATGCATTCACAACAGTATATCTCGATCAGTGAATATTCGTATTTCGGGTACGAGTGTCAACGAAACGGATCAGCTTGCTATATGCTGTTACAAGATGTTGAAAGATACATACCACAAGGAATATTCCGAAATTATGGATCTATTTTACGGTATCCTCGTTTCCGAGATTGTTTCACTGGACGGAAAAAAGAAACATTCAATCAAACCCGAGAATTATTTTATTTTAGATTTACCCATACCTTCAACATGTGGAGGTAATTCCGTTAATATTTACGACTGCTTTGATGCGTATGTTCGTCCAGAATTATTGGTAGGGGAAAATGCGTGGTACAACGAAAAGACGAAATCCAAAGAGGATATACAAAAACGGATTACATTTTGGAGTTTTCCCAAAATTTTGATAATTACCCTGAAAAGATTTTCTCCCGACGGTACATCCAAAAAAAATGACTTGATTGATTTCCCTTTAGATAATTTAGACCTTTCCAAATATATCGACGGATACAATGCTTCACAGTATAAATATGAATTATATGCCATCTGTAATCATATTGGGAATGTTTATATGGGACATTATACCGCTTTCGTAAAAAATCACAACAACGAATGGATACATTTTAATGATGAATCCGTAGAAGTAATGAAAACGAGCGACAACATTAAAACCCCAATGGCATATTGTTTTTTTTACCGCAAAAAAAATAAGTAATTATAATATATTATGGATAACTACGGGGTAAATTCAAACCAAAATCAATATACAAATAAATTACTTTCAGATTCGCAGTCATTGAATGATGTGCAGGCTAGAATGAACAGTTTCAAAAATAATAATGTCAATAATAATATAATAGACACTACATCAGGCAACATGTCAAACACAAATAAATCAGGTTCTCAAAACACTTCAACCGTTTCTGCGGGTGTTCCTATGAGTGTTTATTCACAACAGTATCCTCATTACGATAAATATCAGTATTATCATGTTCAATATGACCGAGCTAGAATTCGATTCCGTAATAACTTCATGTATAAACCAAACGAACACCCACCATTGAATCCTAAAACGATATTTACTTCAATATTTAACACTGGTACATTATTAGCATTCATCTGTTTTTTAGCAATATATATCATCTTTTTTTCGGTATTTGGGGCATTTTATAAATTTTCGACGCTGGATGTTGTGAAAACGCGATCAGTCGATGCTACGGTGATTGTTTGTTTAATATTGGGTATTGTGTATTATTATTATACTCTTCCTACTACTTATCAAGATTATTTTATTTCTTATCTGTTTTTGTTATTCAAGGATGAGATGAATGATCCCAATACGGTGTTTAAAGTAGCAATCAGTATACTTTTGTTATATTTCATGGTGACAATTTTTGGATTTCCCATGACCCCCAACGAAAAACCGACTTCTATTGAATTAATTGAGTTTAAGATGTGGGTGTATTTGTTCATGTTGGTGTTTATCATGTTTTTCGTTTTCATATTGCACATCGAAATTGTTGATTTGGTTTATTACATGTTCTTTAATTGGTTTATTGATCCTTTGCCGGGAGAAACAGTAACTGTATCTGTTCAAACATCGGTAACTAAAAATGTGCCGGTTAGTGTTAAAGTATCTGGTACTCCGGTAACTGTGGCCGCACCCGTTGTCGTTCCTTTGGCTGCGCCGAATGCTATTCCAGTTGCAGTTCCTGTGGCTGCACCGAATGCTATTCCAGTTGCAGTTCCTGTGGCTGCACCCGTTGCCGCACCGGTTGCCGTTCCTTTGGCTGCGCCGAATGCTGCACCAGGTTCTAATGGAACACCGGGAGTTCCTGGTGCGCCAGGAACATCCGGTTCCAATGGAATACCCGGTTCATCTGGTTCTAATGGCGCACCCGGAGCATCTGGTCCCACCGGTTCAAGCGGCGCGCCAGGTGCCAATACGAATAATATTCCACAATCGAATGTCCCTTATTCCAATGTCCCAGTATCAAATGTTCCTGTAGCAAACGCTCCTCAACCGAGCGACTGTTGCAGTAAAATTGCAGATCTTCTTACAAACAAAATAAATGCAGTTCAACCCCAGATCGTCTATGGTCAACCCCAACCCATTGTTTTGCAGTATATGCAGCCATCTGTACCAGGTAGTTCGAGCAGCAGCATGGCGCCTAGTTACATCAATCCGTACCAGGATATATTCCAAACATCCACACTGTCAGTACCCGGTGCATCCGGATCTTCTGGAAGCAATTTGGATAAATTATCACAAATGACGATAAGTCAAATTATATCGGGAAGTACTCAGGCATTGAATCAATGGTTAAATAATCAAACTACGACACAAAATGTTACAACATCATGTAATACTTCTACCAATACAAACACCGGTAACACTCCGACTTACCCTACTGTAAGTACGACCCCTGTTTCTCAAGCCCCTGCTTACAAAGCACCGGTTTCTGGCCCCACTAAGTCTGAGGGTTTCGAATCCATGTATGTTTATGATACACAATCGATGAATACCTTTGGAGATGTTGATATTAACAAAAAGAAACGCAATTCGACCACATCTTCTGGTGATTACACTACAGATTCGTACAAGGTGATATCGAAATCCGATGAAGTCCAACCCAATACCTACAATCAAATGGAGTTAGAAAAGAAGGTAAAATATTGGGATAAGAACCAAGAAAAACTTTCGGTGGCAAATTCCACAAACTTGAAATCTTGGTCACAGTACGCTTGAGTCTAGTTGATAAAATTTTTTGAAATACAGAGATTCAAAAAATTTTAGTTGAATAAATCCTCGAACACCACCTTGATATAGTCGACCAAGGGTTGTGTGTAATGTAATACTTTGGGGCGGATTTTATCTTCATAACCTGCTAAAACATCTACCAAAGATACAACCAATAAATATTCTCCACCGGTGAAAGCAACTTCCTTATCCAATTCGGTGAGAACCATGTTTTTTCTATAGCCGTTGAATCGATACAACAAAAATAGTGCGAT